TCATCTTCTGATTCCTGAGCAATCATTAATGCTTTTTGTTCCTTCACAAGAAACGGCCTATACTTTATTGTCGCTCCTGTTGATGGTAAACTCAATTCATAATTTGCACTATTTAGTTTAGGTAATCCCATAATTTTAATCCTCGTTTTATAATCTATTCAGTATTTTTGGTATTGAACCTGTTATTTTTCTTTCAACTGTTCCAGCAAATGTAGTTATTAGTCGATCAGTTATACTTGTGGCTTGAGCATTAATATCAAGTTGCGTCCAATATCTAAAAGAAAAACTTACTGTGTTCTTTATAATTTCATTGTTCGAACCCTGATTTAATTCAGTTGCTTCAATTGTCTTTGGAAAACACTCCCAAAGTTTTACTCCAAATCTTCGTTTGTCTTGTCTGTCTAATAAATACAAATCAATTTGAGCAATGTAGTCGTTGTAGTATCCTACGTTCCAAGTCTTTTCACTAAACGCTAGTTTTTGCCATTCCTCAAAGAACCTTCTTTCAGCAAGATCAGAACTTGCTTGAAATGATACTGATATATCTTCTGCGTAAGTTACTCCATCAACAATTGATCTTGTTGGCCCATATATGTTCGTATCATCAAGAGTGTTTAAGTTTCGGCCTGGCAATGTAATTCCTTCAACACGTAACGACACATCTCTTGCAGTGGTTGGGCCTTTATCCATACCAACCTTTTGAAGAAAAGTTGAAGAAGAATTTTTTCCTATTCCTGTTGGTGGAATAATGACTGCTTCAAATCTATTGGGTACTGCGTAACCATTTTGAGAATGAAACCCAGACAACACATCGTTGAGAACACCAAATGCTGATGCTTCTATAAATTGTGCGAGACTTCCTGCCATTAGATCATACTCCTAGAGTCGCCCCATACTTCAGCTGAAGATGCTTTCTTAAATCTTTGCACTGGTAACAAACACGCAATTTTAAATTCACTTGCATCAACTCTACGAAACTGTGACTTTACGTTTGAATATAAATATTTGTGTATAGTTGGTTTAATTATAGTTAATTTTTTTAACTTACTATAGTCTGCAATTATTCGGGTTTTTGTTTCATCAAGGTCTTGACTATTTGCAAATGACATAATTCTATCTAACAACTTCATTCTTAAAGGTATTGGTAGATAGTGAAAGTTAATACCAAGAAACCCATCTGAGTATCTTTCTATCGGAAGCACCAGTGGAAACGTATCATAGTAAGGTAATTTCTTTTTAAATTTGGGATCATAGAAAAACATATTCAACTTACCATAGAATTGTTTTTTGTTTCTTTTACCATCTCGGATTAAGTCCATTGCAACTGGTTTGCCAAACTCTTTGATTTTAGCACGATACCATTTAACAGAACGGTCTTGACCTTTAGTTTCGTCTTTAACTGATTGTATGAAATTGCTAGTAGCCATAACTCTATTTATAACGAATGTTGAGATGATCTTCAGTTAATATCTTAAATTCCATATTGTTGTCTAAACACCACTCATTTGCATGTTTCCATTTAGATTCATTAATACCCCATGTCTTAACTTCATTAAACCATCGTTTATTCTTTCTTTTAGGTTGAGATGGTGGTGGTTTACATTGAGCTTTAGGTTTGACCTCTATAATAAACTTTTTAATAGAACCGTCATGTTGTTTTGTCTTTATGTAAAAATCTGGAAAGTATCTGTGAATCCTTCCATCCCAAGGTGATAAATAGGGTATAATGATCTCTTCACTGCCCCATTCGATAATAGAAGCACTGGAGTCACAATAGACCATGAACCTACGTTCCCAAAGAGAACGATAAATAACTTTAGAATGATCCCCTTTATATTTTTTAGGGTTTTTTGGAATGTATCGACCTGAGTATGACATAACTTATAAATAGTATATATAAGGAAGAATTATGGCAATATTAGACGGTTTAAAAAATGCAGTTACAGCAAACGTAACTAGGTCAGCAAATAAAGTTGCTGTCAATGGGCTAAATAATATTGTAGGTGATATATTTGGTGTTAATCCAACTAATCCAGCAGCTGCACTAACCAACAGACCAACAAAATTTACAACTAAGAATCTTGCATATCCAGCAGGTGTTGAAGGTGATGACCAACAAGGTCATCATATTATATTTGAAATTTTAGAACAGGATAAAGCAAAATTAAAAGCTAAAAAAGGCACAAATGATATAGCAAAACTTAAAGAAGAAGTTGAGAATAACTATGGTACAGATGAAGCTGGTAAAGCAAAAAGAAAAGAAGCTGAAGAGAACTTAGCAGTAGAAATGAAAAGAGTTGGTGATCAAAAATCAGGTGCAGGTGGTAGCAGCAATTCAATTCAACTTTCAAGAAATGCAACAACTAGAATATCTACTTTGATTGCGTTGTATATGCCTGCTTCAATATCTGTTAGTTATAACTCAAAATATGGCGAACAAGAAATTAGCACATTGGCTGGTGCAGCTGCTGGTGCGTTAGACGCATTTGCAGGCAGAGGTGATGCAGATGCTTCTACTGCATTAAAGGGTGCGTTAGACAACATGGGAAAGGGTTTAGAAACTGGATTAATGAAAATAGTTGATACCGCAGCGCCAGGCGCTAGTGCGTTACTCGCACTAGAAAAAGGTGCAGTTCGAACTCCAAAAATGGAACTGATGTTTGAGGGTATTGGAAGAAGAGAATTTTCATACGAGTTTACTTTCATACCAAAAAGTGAAGATGAAGCTAAAACAATAAAAGAGATTGTATATCAGTTTAAGTTTCATATGGCATCTAACTACACAGATGGAACTTTTAGAGAAATGGAAATACCTAGCATGTTTAACATATACTATAAGTATAAGAGTGCTGATAACGATCATCTTAATAGGATATCTACATGTGCATTAGAGGGTTTAGACGTAAGTTATGGTGCAGATAGGTTTGTTGCATATGAGGGTGGTGTTCCACAAACAACAAAAATTTCTTTGAAGTTTAAAGAAATGGAAATTATTACCAAAAAACAAATTTCAGAGGGGTTTTAAGAAATGTATTTTGCACAATTTCCTTTGAATATTTACGACTCTGTTGGAGATGAAAACTATAAACTTGTAACTAATTTATTAAAACGAGTTACGATTCGTGCTAAAGTAAAAGCAAACACTTTGTTCTTTGACACTTATGATGTTAGAGAAGGCGAAACTCCTGAGATGATTGCAGACAAGTTGTATAATGACCCAGAGCTACATTGGATAGTTCTTATGGTCAATGATATTACTGACAGGTATCATCAGTGGCCAAAGAACCAAAATCAATTTCTTACTTATATTAATGACAAGTATACTAATATCAGTGGAACGCATCACTACGAAATAAATCAAACTTCGGGTGATACCACAATAAAGATTAATATTGGAACGGATAATACAGATTATCCAACAGCAACTTTAATCACCAACTATGAATATGAAGAAGAACGTCAAGATACACTAAGAAAAATAAGACTTCTTAGTCCAGAATATGTTACTGATTTTGTTTCAGAATTTAAATTGATTATGAAGGACAATGGATAGTGGCAGATGCATTACAGGGCGCTGGTGATTTTACTGTTGACGAATTATCTTTAATTACTACAACTGGACTTAAAGTTAACCTCATACCCAATGTTGTAAAATTAACAATATTTGAAGACATAAATCAAAGTTGCATAAGCGGCACAATAACAATCCAAGATTCGATGAATCTATCTTCTCATGGCCCAATCATAGGACAAGAATTCTTGTCTATGAAAGTTAGAACTTCATCTGTTCAAGATGATGATGGAATTATAGACTACACTGAAAATTTACTTGCAGTGCATTCTTTAACTGCGAGAGAAAAAGTTGGTAATAATGTTCAGATATTTAATTTAAGTTTTGTTAGTATGGAGTTGGTTAGAAATCAAAGAATCAAAGTAAGAAAAAGTTTTACGTTGCCGTGGTCTGATATTGTTTTATCCATGTTGGTTAATCAGTTACAAACTAAGAAAAATATTTTTGTAGAAAAAACTGTTGGTGTTAAAAAATACATTGCACCAAACGTAAGACCATTGGACGTTGTTAATACTGCTCGTGACCAAGCAGTCGCAATATTTAAAAACTCTCCAACATACATGTTTTATGAAACTCTCAAAGGGTTTAATTTTAGAACCCTTGCAAGTTTGTATAATGAAAAACCTTTTATGGAGTATACTACATTTGAATCGGGTGCGCTTGTTGGTAAGAACGGTGTAATTGATGTCATTAAAGATTTAAATAATGTTCTTGGATATGAAATCTTAGCAAACAATGACACACTATTAAATTACAGAACTGGTATGTATGGTTCAGAGCTTATAAAACACGACATTCGCAATAAATCTATTTCAAGAAAAATATATAATTATCACAATAATTTTAAAAATGAAGATCATATTGTAAAGGGTGGTACAGAGGATATAACTGAATATCCTCTAGCAAGTTCTGTTGCGTTAAATCCACAGGGACAAAGAGTATCAGATTTCCCTGCAAGAACATTTGTTGTGCCAACTTCACTCAATAGTCGAAGTGATGGTCAACACGCAACACCTGATAACACATATCCATATGAACCATATGGTGCAGAGAAGTGGTTGCAGAGAAGAACTTCACAGATGACACAAATTAAATCTGGACTTAGTGTTAACATATTATGTCACGGCAACACTTATATAAATGCTGGACAAAAGGTAACACTCAATCTTCCATACACAGCTGCACTTAAAGCCGCAGGTGGCGAAACAAATGATAGATTTTACAAAGGTTCATTTTTAGTAAAAAATATACGACATGATTTTGAATTTGACAAATCACCACAAAAACATACAATGATTATATCATTAGTTAAAGATTCTATAGAAGAATCATTAGACGTTTCATCTGATAATTATGAACCATTTGCAGAAGGAGATATCACTATTATTAAACAAAAGGAGGACTATGACGGCGTAGAAATAAAAACTGTACCGCCAGGGATTTTTGGGGGTATAACTACATCAGAATAATGTTATTCAATTTAACCGAAACGAGGACAAATCAATGGCTCAGAAATCAAAAAATTTACTCAAAAAGAAATCATTTTTAAAGCAAGAGAGAATCATATCCCCATTATCTGAAAATGATAAATATGCAATAGACCTCATAGTAAATTATAAAAAAGAGCAAACAGGAATTCAAGATGAAGACATTCGACGAACTACAAGAGGGAGTCTACGATCCCAATATATTTAAAGCTTTTTTCCTAGCAGGTGGGCCTGGCAGCGGTAAATCATACGTTGTCAGGAAAACCACTGGTGGAACTGGACTCAAGGTAGTTAATTCAGATGATACATTTGAGAAACTAATCAAAGATGCAAACCTTTCACTCAAAATGCCTGAACGTGAAACTGCACAAAGAGATCCACTTTTTAAAAAATCAAAAGAGATAACTGGAAGAAAACAAGACAACTACGTTGAAGGTAGACTTGGACTTATCATAGATGGCACAGGAAAAGATTTTGATCTTATTTCTAGTCAGTCTAATGAACTACGTCAACTAGGATATGACACCCATATGATATTTGTTAATACTTCACTTGATATTGCATTACAGAGAAACGCAAATAGACCTCGTAGTGTACCAGAATCCGTTGTGATTAAGTCGTGGAAATCAGTACAAGCTAACATTGGTAAATTTAATAACCACTTCAAATCAGAAATGATTATTGTGGACAACAATAAGGCTGATGAGGATATAATTAAACAAGTGTACAAACGTATACAAGGTTTACTTAAAAAGAAAATTAAAAATACCAGAGCAAAATCTTGGATTGAAATGGAACTGGCGAAGAAGAAACGATAGATTGTGGAAGACCTAATACTCACAGATTCGGCTGCTCATAAAGTTCAAACACTAATTGATGAGGAAGGTGACGATAACCTTATGTTAAGAGTGTTCATTTCTGGTGGTGGGTGTTCTGGTTTTCAATATGGGTTTACCTTTGACCAAGAAGAAGGTGATGGTGATACAGTCGTAATCAATGGAAAGGTCAAATTATTAGTAGATCCTATGAGTGTGCAATACCTTATGGGAGCAGAAATAGACTACAGTGAAAGTATAGCAGGTTCACAATTCGTAATCAAAAACCCTAATGCAACGACCACCTGTGGTTGTGGATCCTCTTTTTCTGTATAACTCCTTATAAATCAACAACTTAGCAAGCTAAAATAAAGCTTGACAAACCTTGCCCTACCCCTTATAATGGTAACATAAGATGAAAAAAGAGAGAGAATTGGTCTATGGCCAGAATTAGTGAAAAAAAGATGAACAGTCAAATGAAGATTGATACTGCGAAAGCATCAGCTCCCAATGTGCCAGGCGATACTTGTCCAACGATTAATTATGTTCAAGAGATTATTGACCAAATTGCTGAACGAGGTGATGATTGGGCATCAAAACAATCTGACGTTATTAAAGAACTTTTAGAGTACGTGCGTGACTCAAACTATGAATTACGCAACTCATCTAAATATTGGTACGATGAGTATAAAAAATCTGTATGATTAAAGATTTTGCTTGACAAACCTTGTCTGGCTTAGTATAATGGTAACATAAGATGAAAAAAGAGAGAAGTTATGACTGTTTTTATTAAAAAAAAGTTTGAAACTGTTGATGATGGTATTGAAAATTTGATTGCGGCTGCAATCTATGATTACTCTGACCAAGATTATCGCATTGACGACATTAACGAGGGAATGAATAAAAAATTTGCAGATGGGTTTGTTGTTAAAAAAGGCAAGAAATACATCAAAATTATATCAGACTCTAGTGCTTGGGCATTTGTTGTCAACACTGATGATGACAAGTTGTTTAAGAAGGGCGACCTTTTGAAGTGTGCTGGGTGGGCTGCTCCTGCTCGAAACAAACCAAGAGGAAATGTCCTTGAGGGTGGATATAGAATCGAGTGGACAGGCCCACAGTATCTTTAAAATTTACTTGACAATGTGTGTTATGTTTGATATAATGTATATAGAAATCAAAAGAAGGAGTGTTACGCATGAGCGAAATAATGGATAGCTTATTAAGACATTATATGAACCAAGATGTTGCAGTACTTCACTTTAATCAAGAAACAGAGAAAACAGAAGTTGTTGCATATGTTTCGGTTAACAAAAATCTATCTGATAACAAAAAGTTAGAAATGGCATTTGAAAAAACTAACAATATTGATTGT